CCAACAAATTGTCTGGATATCATTGAGCAGCTAAGGTACGACCGAGACAAATACATCGGAATGTGGCGAAGCCAGTGCTTGATTACGGAGCAGACAATGAAAGAGCGTGACAGGTACAAAGAGGCTTTAGAGAGGATAGGGAAATTCGGGTGGGATGCCTACATATCCAACATCGTCAGGAACGTCCTGGAGAAGACCCCTACCCGATAAAGGAGAAGCAATGAGTCTGGAGAAGCATGCTATGAACAAACCATTGAACGCAGCCGATACCTTCGAGGTCCTGCTGCTAACCATGGCCGAGATAACAAAGAACATCCTGGTCGACCGAAACCCGTGCCATGAGAAGCGGAAGTATTGGCTCGAGAAGCTGGACAAGGACATCGAGGGACTCAACCGGACCTACGAGGGCTTTCTGCCGGATCAATTCCAGGACAAGGCCGAGCGGTTCTACCGGATGATTGAGACTGACGTCAACTGGCTGCTGGCAAATTACGACGAGAACGCCAAGCCTAAAAAGAATGCGAAGAAATGAACAAGCGCCAACGCCGTCCATGACCAAGCGCTACGCGTAGCGCACCGCCAAGAAAATAGCAACGGTCTTGTCGATGCGCCGCGGTAGAGTTGCGGTAGACAAGACCGTTGAAATTATTAAGTAAAATGGTGGAGGCGGCGGGAGTCGAACCCTCGCCCCGCCCCTTGATATTATTGAGGATTTACCTGCCTTGGTTTGTAACTAGCTGATTTTATTCCTACCTATCGCCTACCACAATTATGGCAGCGTCGGTGCGGCGTTCAGCAGTACATCTCCGGAGAGGAACACAACAGCATCCGCCGTGGCGAAGTCGCAGGCGATGTAGCTTTGCCCGGCGATGGCGATACCCTTGGCCGCAGCCACTGCCGCATTGGCGGTCGTGACAACCTGGTTGGACGTCGCATTGAATACCGCCCCGGTGATGGTGATATTGGCGCTGCTGACATTGCCATCGAAGTGGCCACGGATATTGAACGTGAGCCGGTGCTTCCCGTCAGAGGTTGTGTAGTAAACCGCGTGGGCCAGGTCAGTTGTCCAGGTAGCTCCACCGCTCGATCCGGTGACGGTCGGCGTATAGCCGGTTGGCGTGTATGGCTCAACTTGTGCGGCAATCGCCTGCGCTGTCCGCAGCGGGGTCATCAGCTTTTCGTTATCGGTGCCGGCCTCGGCTTCTTCCTCGGTGGCCAGGGAATCGGAGATCCCGGCGGCAATGGCGTCCGATATGTTGGTATCCTCTGCGACGCTCTCCATATCCATCATGCTATTCTTGACCTTGGTCATTTTGGGTTTCCTCTCCCGGAAGCCGAAGCCCCCGCCTCATCCGCTACTTATTGCAGGCCGTGCAGCCTTCGCAGTTCCATTCGTCATGCACCCAGCTGTCGAGCTTCGGGCAGTATTTGCATCTCATGCGACTTGTACCTCCCCGCGCTTCCAGGCCAGCTGGACATCCTTCCATGACGGATCCTCGATGTGCGGGGCGTCATGGATCGACTTGAAGTAATACCCGGGAGTCAGCCCCATCGACCTGGCAATATCGGCCATGGTCTTGAAGAGCGCCTGGTTGGCGGTCCAGTCGAAGTCCTTGCCCTTCATGGGCCAGAGGTCAGCGGCCAGGCCGAAGTTGTGGGCGCTTTGCCCACCCTTGGCATTTGTCACCACCTTACCGGGCTTGGTGCGCCCCTGGGCGTAAAGGGCATTCTGCTGGGAGATGGTACGGCGACCGTCAGACAGGCTCCAGGACCGCCCGGTTGCCTGCTCCGTCAGGTGGAGCAGTTCGATGATCTTCTCGCGGAAGGCCGGCTCGAGGCTTTCGAGTCTGGTCATAGCCGCTCCTGGTTGTGGCAGCTTCTGTCAGCCTTATGCTCGAGGCGGTCAAAGATCTTGTCCAGGATCTGGTCGATCTTGTCGAGCCGGGAGTCCAGGTCAGCCTTGGCCACATAGGTCTTCGGAAGGTCGATCTCTATTTCCTTGATATCTTCTTTCAATTTGGCCACCGCATCCCACAAGGTTTTGCCGAGCCAGCCGAGTAGAGCAAGCACCGCTCCGGTTGTTATGTTTATGATGTCCTGATCCACGGCAGGCTCCCTTTATTTGGATTTGTCCTTCTTCTTCCCGTACAGCTTGTCAGCCTGGGCGTACTCTTTGCCCACGCTTTGGGGCACCCCGACCTTCTTGGCGAAGGCCTTCGAGTGCGCCACGGCCAGCATGAAATCGTGCTGCTTCTTGCTCTTGCTGGGCATGGCCGCCTCCTATGACAGGAACGTCAGCTTGTACTTGGCGCGGGCGATGTCTTCTATGCAATCGCCGACCAGGTCCTGGATGACAAACTCGGAGCCCATCACCAGCTTGTTCTCCATGACGCATTCGTACAGCTCGGTCACATAGGCCAGGGCGTCGGTCGGCACTTCAAACTTGCACGGGGTGAACTCGAGCAGCTGCCCGGTGCATCCCTGGTAGACTTCCGCCAGCTCGTCCGAGCTCTCCAACAGATCCTCGTAGAGCTTGCCCAGTGCATCGTGGTGCGTCCCGTTACGGGTGGTCAGGTGCAGCATGTGGGTCGCAGTGACCGCGTGGAAGAGCCGACCGATGAACTTACCTGGAGTCATCTGGCCTTCGCCTTTTTCTTCAGACTCCATTCCGTACAGCAAGGTTCCTTTTGCCATGGTCATCTCCTTATCCCATCACGCCGACATACAAGGTGCCGGTGCCGGACGCCACGATGCCTGAGATGTAAACGCTCTCGCTTACGTCGTGGGGTACATTGAAATATTCCGGTGAGTATGCCGGAAGGAACATGTCGGTCGTGGCAGCGGTGGGGTTGCCACCAATCTTGAACTGCACGAAGCAGTCCACGCTCGCCACCAGGCGCACGATGTTCACTTTGCCCAGATTCTGCTTTCCGGTAGTCCCATCCACGGCCGTCATGGCCAGGGTATAGTTAGTCTTGGGTGCTACTGCTGTCTCTCGCATGTTGATCTCCTATTTGACCATGAATTGCATGTTGTCTGCGGTAAAGAACTCGCCGGAGTCGGCGGTCAGGAATGCCACGCCGGGGCCGGAGCGGGTGGTGCCGAGTTTTATAATAAGGCCGGGGTTGATGATCATTGGGGGGCTCCTTATGTTATTGTCCAAGTCATATTACTTTGATATCCCGTTACTAAGTTAGCGTTTACAACTACAGTCATAAATTGCTCAGTAGCGGTATTATATCCAGCCACTTGCGCGTGTATAATATTCCCATCCACCGTCAATCGGAATTGAGGAGGGGCAGAACCCGCAGTTACATCCGTGCCAACTTTACTTACGGAAGCAATACTATTAGATACCTCGTAATACCACCTTGAAAATGTAGCCCCTGATAAACCCATGCCGGCTTGATAGCTACCGATATTGCCTTCTATAAAGCCCCCGCCGAATAGAGCACCACTGCCGTTATAAGTAAATGATGCTATGGTTGTCCAATCAGAAGCATCCTTATGGTATAATTTTCTGAACAGTCTATCTTTTGGGCCACCATAGTTTATGACTTGGTTATCGGAAGAAGTCGTAACCGCGCCTAATATCGCGTCGCTGTTAGGCTGGACTGCGGTATTAGCGTTTGCAACGCCCGCATCTATTTGCGCCCCTGTGTATGATGATTTGTAGCTCATAGTATTCTCCTGTTTGAACCCCGATTATTGTAGTAATCTGCTTATCAACTTTGAGCTGGCAACTGATATGTACCCGTAACTCTCATTACAATTTGCCCAGTTGTCCAAGATGTTGAAGAATTGCCCCCAGCCAACACTAACGTGGTAGAATTATCCCCAATATAAAAGAAGTGCGGGCTATTAATGGCATAATTAACGCCATTTATAGTAACTTCCCCAGCAGCATTCACGCTGCTTATACCACTTGTGGCAGAATAATAAGGTAGTCCTTGTATGGTAAAAGTGCCTGATGCGCTTGGAGCACCGCTATTTTTTACAAAATAGCAGTTAAAATGCAAAACACTTCCTTGTATAGTCCATGTCCCCACGGCTGTTGTTGGAGAAGTTATTTCGGTTGTGCCTTGAAATAGTCTAGGTGTCCAAGTTCCACTCCCATCGCCAATCCATACACTGTCTCCATATGAGATAGCATTGTTAGACAGATGATTATTTGTGCCAACGAAAGTGAAACCATTTCCCGCTTTTTGGTAATTGCTGATGCTGCAAATATTAGAGTCATTAGCGTTAAGATATACGGGTGACTCTAGCCTGTTGCCGATAAACGTCAACGCTTTTTGAGTAGCACCAACCACAATCTTCATATGCACAGCATTGCCGATTAGCGTCACAGGATTAGTGTTGATTCCTCCGTAAAACTCGACAAATGAGTAATTGGAGCCAGCCTCTTCGTCCTGCTCACCTTGACTATTTTCAATAAGAACAATACCGGAATTTTCGCTAATCAAAATCATGCCGTTTGTACCAGTAGGACTCATACCGAAAAAGCCTAATGAGGACAGTTTTGTCCACCCAGCATAATTTATCCATATCCCAGCGTTGTGCACAGAAATAAATCCATTGCGGATTTCAGAATAAGCTATGTTTTCACAATTCAAATAAAAACCATTCTGACAATTATCGATGATAAATTTCTCGACTACCCAACCATCTGTGTTACCAACACTAGGATCGAAACTTGCACCAAACGACATTCCATACTTACATGCTTGTATTGAGAAATTAGAAAAATAGTTCCGTTGACTATTGGCATCTATTTTATGAGCAACATCGGTTGCAATATTAAAACCTCTGCATTCTGAACTGCTACCAGCAGCCCAGTCTCCAACAAGACTGATGCCATCCCACACTACATGCCAAGTGTTATATGCGGTAACCATGTATGTCGTAAAAGCTGAATCACCAGCCCATACCAGAGTCGCCCCCCTATTGGGTGTGGATGAACTTGGATACATACTGCCTGTACCCTCACCTTGATAACGAATATTGGAATAAAGTTTAATTGAATCGGTTATTTTGTAATAGTTCGCGTGGAAAAGCACAGACCCCCCACCCGAATCATTCACGCAATCTATGGCTTTCTGAATGGAGGTAGTCATATCCGTAACACCAGGTGATGAGTTATGTCCAAACCATTCCGGCCTCACTTTTTTCAAACCTATTACGCTCCCCGCCCCATCAAAACACTGGAACAGCCCGCAGGAGAAAGGCCCATTGATCGTCAGCGTCTTGCCGGAGGAGATGATGAACATTCCGCCTTCTAGCACGTTGACCGCAGTGGTGATGGTGGTGTCCTGGTTGATGTAGACGTACTTGTCGATGAACGGCGCGTCGTAGACGTTGGCCCAGGTCACGGTGCCGGTAGGCAGCGCCTGCATGTAGCGGATCAGCACCGTCTCGCCATCGGGCGGAGCGGTGGTAAATGTGACCTTCGTGCCGGATGTCCATGTATAATCGTCAACCGGAACCTGGCAGACCCCACCTACCGATACGTCGAGGTTGTTGATGCTTGCCGGATCAAGCTCAAGGTAGAAGTCAACCGTCTCGCCGTCGCCGGTAAAGATGTCAGCCTTGGCGGATCCGTAGGCCACAGAGGTCACCAGGTCGTTGACGCTCCAATTCTTGAGAGCCACTCCGGTGTTGTCCCAACCGATTACCATGTTGGCCGCCGGCATGGGCAGGGTGTTGTCGACACCATCGGGAACCGATACGGCGGTCTTGAGTGTGCGGTCCGTATCGTCCTGTAGCTGCTGGATTTGGATGCAGGCGCGGTCGAGCGCGTCGTTGATAACACTCGGGTAGAATCCGCCGCGGTTGGTCAGGTCGGTCGGCTGCAGGTTGGCCAGGCTGGAAGTGATGGTCAGCGTGTAGTTGACCGCCAGGGCGCTGGTGAGCTCGATCGTTCCGCCGGGATCGTTGTCCTGGTCGGCGTTCAGCGTGACGGTATAGTCCGAGTCGAGCTCGAGGACCGTCTCTACTTCGGTGGCTTCATTGTACTGAACGACATAGAGATCCCCGGCCGAGAATACTTTGAACTCGAACGGGAACTCTGTCTGGGAGCCGGTGCCGTCGAAGGGCCCGGCTTTTCTGACGGTGCTAGAGATGGTCATGTTTCACATCCTCCGTGATGGCAAAATAACTCATAAAGGGCAAGTCATGGGTACTACTGTTTTCGATTCACATCTTTCCCGCTGATCAGGCCACGGACTACATCCGTCACACCTTCCGGCTCGGCCTTGCCCTGCTGGACGTCCATCAGGTATCCGGCCGGCTTGCCGAGCTGCCCGAGCGGCAGACGGGTGATAAGGCCGAGGGCGGTAAGCGTGTCGCGGGTGGCCTTCTTCCAGGATCCGTCCTCGGCGATGGCCTTGTAGACCGAGTGCGGCGCCGAGACGGTGGCCTCGATGGTAGAGACTGCAGGACTTGTTGACATGCGGTCATCGTAAGGCTTGCGGTTCCAGGCATTCACGCCGGCCACGACAGCAGGGCCCACGCCGGGCACCATGGCCGAGAGCGTCCGGAACTGCGAGCCGAAGAACAGGCCCATGGCGTTCCAGAGATCATACTCGTCGTCATCGCCCGCATCGAATCCGCCGGCTGCCTGGACGATCATCTCGGAGAGCACGGCCGGGATCATGAAGCCGAAGGTGTAGATGTAGAGCATCTTGCCCGCCCCGTCCTTGACGCCCAGCTCGCGGGCCACCTTGACGAACTCGGTGCCCAGGACGTTGGCCTGCATGTTGAAGTATGAATAGAAGTGGGTGAACGCCCGGACGAAAGCCGATCCGGTCTCGAATCTCGAGATGTCCTCGGGAGCGAATGAGCCCTGGGTCTGGCGCACCGCGCTGTCAGCCTGGCGCACGGCGTCCTTTTCGCTGACGCCGGTTTGCACGGCCTGGTTGTATGCGCCCACCCAGGTGATCGTATCGACGATGTTCTGGGTGGCCTGCTGCATGAAATAGCCATGCTCCTTGGCGAACTCGACGACCTTGTCGTACTTGGTCGGATTCAGAAGCAGGGCGTCCATCTTCTGGCGCATCTCGTACTGCTGCGCCGTCATGCGGGTTTTCATGTAGTCGGACTTGTCGGCGACCATCTGGGCGGTATCTCCCGGCTGCCGGGTGTATTGCCAGAGCGCGTTGCGAAGCAGGGAGGGCTTCACCTTCAAGGCCGAGATGGACAGGCCCGTGAACTGCTGGAGGGTGTTGGTCACGTTGGCCACCATCATCTGCATCCCGGTGTTGGTCCGCAGGTAGGTGAAGAAGGAATCCGCCGCCTTGCCGCCCCATCCCTTCGACGGGGTGGACACCATCTGCATGGCGGTGCGCTGCAACCAGGGCACCAGCATGTCGTTGCGTACGGTCGGATCGAGCTCGTCCATGGTCTCGCCGAACGCCTTGTTGGTTTTGACAATTCGGGCGACGTCTTTTACCCGTGGTTCGATATAGGTGAAGCGCAAAACCTTGTCTATGTGGCTAGCAAGATAACCGAGATCCAGGAGCAGCGGGCGGTTGTACTCGACGCGGCCCTTGGTGAAGCCACGGCCGGTGGTCGGGAACATGAAGCTGTTGTCCGCCATCTGGGTTTCCTGCTCGTTTCTGAGGGCGCCCTCGGTGACAATGCGCGCATCCGTCACGGCCGGCACATAGCCACCGGCATAGACACCCCAGGGCGTCTCAAGCGCCTCGGCGGTGATCTCGTTGAAGTAATAGCCGTACATATCGTGATGGGCTTTCTGCGCCCCCGGCTTCATCTCCTCCATCAGATCCCACACCTTCTGGGCGAAGTCGTAATAGTCCTTGGTAATCCGGCCTTCTGCGACAGCACGGTTGATGAACGTATCCCAGCGGCTGGTGTCCAGGGTTTCGCCGTCCTCGGAGAACTCCGCCCAGCCACGGCCGAGAAGCAGCTTGCGCTTGTTGGAGCTGTTGCCGGTATGCAGGATGGCATGCAGGAGCTCCTGGGGCTTGAAGGTGTAGTCGAGCTCTTCGGCTACAATGTCCTGGCCCTGCAGGGTGATCTCGGCTTCCTTGAGGATCTCGACGTACCGGCCGAAATACTTGCCCTGGGCGCCGCGGAACTTGGTGACAGCCTCGCTGATCGGGTTCCAGATAAACGTGCGGAACGGCCCCGCCGGGTTTCCTCCGTCCATGGCATCCACCCAGGACTCCACGCGGCGAAGAGAGGCCCTAACGCCCATCAGCTTGATCTTGGCCTCGTCCCATTTGGTCATGGCCTTGGTGTAGCCGGCGCGCTCGCCGGGCTTGATCAGGGAGCGGATGCGCGAATCGAGCATGCCCACCACTTCCTTGCGGTCCATGAGCTGGCCGTCGATCTCGATCTGTTTGACACGGCGCGAGAGATGCCAGAGCATCTGCACCTGGTCGGCCAGGTCCTGGAACTGATCGAAGGTCAGATCGGTTGCGAACTTGGAGGCCTCCTGGTGAGCCGTGATCATCGGCTCGATCTCGGCATAGAATTCCGGGTCGTATTGCCGGATCTTGGACAGGTAGGAGTCGGCCGTCTCGGTGGCACTGCCGATGCCGTAATGCGCCAGGATCGAGCGGGCCACGTTGACGTAATTCATATCGCGGGTTTTCGACAGGCGCTTGTCCGGGCTGAATACCTTCTTGAAGCCGTCGAGCTGCTCGGCCACAAACGTGTTGGCCTTCAAGGACTCGCTGGCCAGCATGTTCTGCAGCAGCTGGTGCTCCTTGGCCTGGGTGGCCGCCGCGGTATCGCCCTTCTTCATGGCCGTCTCGGCTGCGACAGCCGCCTTGGCCTCGGCGCCCGAGTAGTCCTTCGGGTTGATCGTGCCGATGGGCTTCTTGCCGATGATGGCCCGGGCGGCCTGGCGGGCTGCCTCCTGCATGACGCGCACAGGGCGGACAGACTTGGCCAGGTGGCGCAGCTCGACCGCGATGAACCGGGCGCGGGCCTCGTTGTGGATCGCGCGGTCTACCGCTATCGCCAGGGCTTTCGGATCCGTCAACTCACCGTGCTCCTCGAGCATGCGCTGGTCGGTTACGCTGTTGATGGTTTTCTTTATCGGCGCGGTATCGAGCAGCGTCCGGACCAATGCGTCACCGCTATGGAATCCAAACAGCCCGGCAATCAGATCCGGGTGCAAGCCGTCCTCGGCCAGCATCCCGCTCTTGCCATAGCCGAGGGTCTGCCATTCCGGATAGCCCGGATCAATCTGCTGCTGGTCGTAGAATTCAACCAGGGATTTCAAGTAATCATCATCCTCGGCCAGAGCCCGGGCGGCGTCTTCCTGCTCGACCACCGTGCTGACATCATCCGGATGAACAGGACGGTTGCCGTTGACTGCTTCCTTGACCATCTGAGCGAAGGCATCGGTGTCCAGGTTGCCGTCGACATCCATCGGGACGTCCCATCCCTGGTCCTGCATCATGCCGGCCATCTGGTCCATGCCCCAGCCGCGTCCTTTGCGACCCGTTATGGCCATGAAGCGGTTTCCGCCCTTATCGCCGCGGATCTCGTTGACATCGAGGGCTCTCACCAGGGAATCGTAGGTAATACCACCCGCCTTGGATATATCTCCCAGGAAGCTCCGGAACTTCGGTGGCTTGACCTTCTTTTCTTTTGCCGGTTTATCCGGGTACATCTGCTTGAGTGCTTCGATGGAGAGCTTGTGCGGGCCTTCCTCTTTTACGGACTTTCCCTCGGAGAAAACTGCCTCACCCGTTTTCAAGAACTGGATGGCACGGTAAATGGGCTCCATCATCACTTCTTGCGTCACCTCGGCCTTTACCTTGGCGCGGGCTTCCTTCGCCTGTGCCTGCAGGCCTTTGAGCACTTTGCTCTTCGCCCCTTCCAGCCACTTCATCTGACGCAGGCTGGCCTGGGTGTGCTGGTCGAGGGCTGCCTGGTGAGCCTCATCGCTCATGGACTGGTAGGCTATCCATTCTTCATCGGTCATGCCGGACTCTTCCTGGGTCCGGAAGATGGGCATCATGCCCCGCACTGCCTCGGCCTCGCGGATCTGCTTGTCGCTGGCCAGCATACGGTCCATGACGTCGCGCACTTCGCCGGTGAGGATCGGGAGGTCTTTACCGTGCTCTTTCTTGTAGACCTGGTTGAGCTCGTCGCGGATGGAGCTGTAGACCTTCTTGAGCCATGCGCTGAAGCGCTCAAAGACGGTCTGCATCTGGATGCTCGGAGCCTTGCCCTCGAAGAGGTAAATCTCGTAGTTGTAGGCAAATTGCTCGTGGTACGGCCGCTGCTCTTCAAGCGTCATGGCATTCCATGCGGCCAGGTCCTTGACGCCAAACCAGTCGAGGATTGTCTGCATGTCCTGCTGCATCCGGGGCGTAGCGTTCGGGTCGGCTGCCAGGTCAGAATAGACGGTCAGGAAGAAATGCCCCGTCTCGTGGAAGAAGCTCGACAGATCAGATTCCTTGGTGAGGACGGTGGTCAGTCGTGATGGGTCAAAGCCGGCACGTTTACGCCCATTTATCTTCTGGTACATCTCCTGTATGGCTACGTCATCGTCGGAAAAGATGACGTAGTTGTAGTTCTTTTCTCCATCCTTGTTGCGCGTGTTTCCGTCCTCGTACTTAATGCCACGGATACCTAGGGAGTGCAGGTATTCGGAGGCGGCACGGTCGCCCTTTTGGTTCTCTTGCGAAAATCTTTTATAAAGTTCTTCACCTGTCATTAGGTTTGCATTGTCTAAACGGCGTTGCAGCTTAGCTATTTCTTCACGCGCCATCTCCCCGCGCGCACCTTCAAGATTTTGTCTGCCTGAATACAATGCAATGGCTTTTTCTATATCAGCAGGAGTACCACCGACTTCGGCCAACGCCTCCCGCACCTTCTCGCTCTGCTCACTCAGCGGCTTGTCCCACAGCAGGTACTCGTCCTCGGCGGGAGCGAGTTCGACTTTGTAGAGTTTTCCTTTTTCAGTATTTATATCAACAGCGTCAGTTTGCGCTTTCGCTATGGCTTCCTTGAAAATAGGTTTCCAGTTTTTGAAGGCACCTTTTGCTCTACTTTTTAACTCTGCAACAAGTTGCTTTTTTGACTTGTATCCTTTGCCAATGCCGATGTAGGCATCCATTATCAGTCGATCTACATCTGCGGCCTGCGAATATTCTTGTTGAGTATTACCAAACTCTTGGCCGTCAATAATCAAAGTTGACTGCTGTCCGGCCAACTTATCCCGATACCACTCCGCCACATCCTTCGCCCCAGCGAAGTACAGCCCATACCCGTACGCCTGCGCCCCTTCGCCGGTTCCGATGGCAGAGGTGCTGAACTTGTCGAACGTGTGCGGAGAGCCGTGCCAGGCGGACTGCATGAGTATATTCGGGTTGTTCGGGTCGAACGTGCCGGTGTTGAACACCGACTTTATCTGGGTGGGGAACCATGACACAACATGCTTTGACCCATCTGGGAACTCTTTAATAACCCCATCATAACCAGTGGCATCATGCAATGCCTGCCTAAACTCTGTAGGACTGTCTCTGAAAAAGTCATTTTCCAATGTTAGTGGGTTATCATATTCTTTGGCTATTTTATCAACTTGATTAGGAGTAAAGTTTTTACCATTGTTGTCTATCCAGTTTACTAGCGGACTTTCATCTGCGTCATAAATATTTGGCGCACGTTTTATAATTTCTGCTGCTTGTCTTTGAGTTATAACTACATCTCTCAAATTATCTTGGTCAGCACTCAAAAGGATTGGTTTTTTGATAGACACATATGCACTGACCGTATTTGGGTTGTCATTTCCGCCAAGTTTACCCACATTAGAGAATGGAAGAGTATGGGTTTCATATCCTTTAGCTTGGTCAGAATCCGTAGTAAAATAAAAGCCACTCCCAAGTTGGTCGTTGCCCTTTCCTGTAAAAGATGGGTCAAACGCTTCGATAGTAGTTCCAGTCCCATGATACATCACCAACGGCTTGCCTTCAGTGTCCACAACCTTCGACTCGCCAAACCAGTTCTTGAAGTTCTCATCAAACTTGTCGAACGTGTGCGGCGAGCCGTGCCAGGCGGACTGCATGAGTATATTCGGGTTGTTCGGGTCGAACGTGCCACGGTTGTTGACGGACTTAATCTGGGTGGAATCGAACACGACGTATGTATCTGTCGGCTTGGTTTTCACCCCATTATTGTAATCGTCTTTTACGTTTCTAATAATAACTCCGTCGTGACCTTGTTCCTGTGCTTCTTTGATAACATTAGATGTTTCCCCACGGCGTTGGGCATCCCTCCAGTTCGCTCCGTTCGCCTCTACAATAAGCGGGTTTTTCATGCTAAGATACGCGGGTATGATGTTGGGCTCAGCATTTTGGTAATCGAAAGCCCTGGTATCATCGGCGTATGTTTTCGCGGTTTGCTTCGACGGTGTGAACCAATGTGCTCCTTTTGTTTTACCCGTCCAACGGTTCTTGAAGGTAGCATCGTCCTTCATAAATCTGGCATCTGGACTCCCATGATACACCACCAGTGGCTTTCCTTCAGCGTCAACTACCTTCGACTCGCCAAACCAGTTCTTGAAGTTCTCATCAATGTTGATGTTGCCTTCCTGGTTATAGGTGATGCCGCTTTGATCCTTGTTAAGCTCTCCCATCTCCACCTTGTAGGGCTTCATCTGGTAGAGCTCGGCGGGAGTGATGCCCATTTCGGAGGCGATGTTTGCGTACATGTTGGCGGCCAGGCTTGACTGCATCCTGGACACCGAAGGGCTGTATATGCCCGTGGCGATCAGCTGGTCGGCGATGGTCCTTTGCACCTCGGCCATGCTCTGGGTCCATTCCTTGCGCTCGGTTTGCTTGGCGGCGATCTGGTCGGCCTTGGCTTGAAGATCCGGGGCTATCTTGGCAATCTCGGCCAGCTCGGCGATGGAGACAGCATCCGGTGCGGAGCGCAGGTGCGGGTTGAGCATGTCGCCGATCTCGGTGCCGGCCACTTTGCCCACGAAGTCATTCATCGGGATGACGAGATCGCCTCCCGTCACCTTGGCCTCGTCGAAGATCTGCGGGTCGATGCCCATGGCGGCCACAGCCTTGGCCGGATCGATCTTGTTCTCGGTCATGGCCTGGGCGAAGACGTTGGCGTCGACGTAGAGGTTTTCGACAGCACCGTCCGTCGTGCCGGCCAGGTGGCCCGTGATGGCATCCGCAAAGCCCTGATAGGTCTCAGGGTCGCGCTCGCGTACCTGCTGCGCCTTGGAGGCATCGGACAGATCGGTAAGCGATTGCTGGAAGCGGCGGGTCTTGACGTGCAGGGCGGCATTCATAAGCGCCGACATGGTGGCACCCACCGCAGCTCCGATGCCGCCGGCATGGGCCGCTTCAGCCAGGCCTACCTTGGCGTCAGGGTTGGTCAGGGCGATGTGGGTAATATCCTGCAAGAGGTTCTCGGAGGTTTCCTGGACGCCTTCGGATGCAGCCCCTTCCGCCAGCCGCAGGGCATAGCCGGCCAGCTTGCTCTTGAGCATGGTGACCTGGGCGGGCTTGACCATGCCGGCGAAGAGCTTGCTGGTGAGATATTCGGTGATGCCGGTAATCGCACCGCCGGTCAATACCTCGACATCCTGGGCGTTCTGGTCGGCCTTCTGGGCTACCTTGTCCTGCTCTATTTTCTGCTTCATCTGGTGGGAGCCCTGGCCGATCAGCAGGCCTACGCTGGCCGCCCGGGTAACCGGGTTGAACATGGACCCGACCTGGCCTATCACCTGGCCGATGCCCTGGGCGTACTGATCCACGTTGGATGCCTCGCCCTTTGGCGCAAAGTCCTTGAAGTACTTCTCGACCTTCGGGCCGACCGTCTCGAACCACTCGGCCGTGATACTCTTTGAGCCGGTGAGTCTCTCGAGCGAGCGGAGCGTATCGCCCATGCCGGTGAGGCCTTCACCGATAAACGTGCCGCCGGCACCGGAAGCGAGGTTGCGGGTAAAGCGCTCGACCTTTGCAAGCGCACCGGACTGATCCTGCGCCAGGGCGGCGAAATCCGCGTCGGTGTATTTCTCGCGGGTGGCGGGTGCCTCGGTAGTGTTCTGCTGCCAGGTGGTGAGGGTGGCCTGCTGTCTGGCAGTAACAGGATCTCCCTGCACGGCCGCCACAGGGACACGAAGAATCTCTGAGATGCGCTTCTGCCGGGCGATCTCTTCCGGGCTGGAGTCGATAGCAAGGTTTGCACTGGCGGCAAGGCGGGCCCGTTCTGCCTGGTCCCGGTCTTCCATCTGCTTCAGATAGTCATTGACTTCCATCTATTCGGTCTCCTGGTAGGTAACGGCCGCGCTCGGGGTGACGGAATACAGATACTCACGACGGATGTTGGCCTCGGTCGGGGCGTATCGCGGATCCTTGGTGCGATTGTATTGTAACTGCATAGCCTTCGAGAGCTTCTCCCGGTCGGCCTTCGGAATGACCACATTCTTCACGTCACTCGGAGTCAAAGACAGGGCGGGCTTCTTGGTGTTCCACGGCCCTATTCTATCAATCAGAATCTGCTTGCTCGCTTCCTTCTTGATGAACTCCTGCTTTTCCTGGCGCGTCATCGGCTTGTTGCGGTTGCGCTGCTCGATGTCGATGGCCTGTTCGACCCGGAACTTCAGAGCGCCCACTTCGCTGCGCTTGCTGGCGTTCTTGCTGTACGGATCGAGATTGAGACTGACGGCCAGATTGTTGAAGTCGTCGCTGTCCATCTTGGCCTCGCCGAACCGCTTCGGATCCTGGAGAGTGTCCCATACCCCAAGCAGGTGCAGCGTGCGCTCCATGCCGAACTCGCCGCGCTTGGCTTCGACCTGTGCGCGGGTCATCCTCCGAAGGACGTTAGGATCGCTGATGGTCAGGTACTGATCCCCGTTCTTGAGGTAGGCCATGTGCTCCCGGCGCTGCATCTCGGAGAGCGCCCTGGACGATTCAGCGGCGGCACGGGCTGCGCGGGTTGCGGCCTCTTCGCCCACATCCTTTCGGATCTTACGGCGCTCGAGGTCGGTGAGGGAAAGCCATTGCGGTGAGAGCTGGATCTGCCTGGTGATCTGGCCGCCGGCTTTATCCACCAGGCCCCATACAGCGGAGACATTCTGCGCCGTCGTCTCTTTCTGCTGGTCGTTCCATGAAGCGGCCCGCTCCTTGACGCCTGCGATGGCGGCTCTCTGGACGTCCTCGTTGTCGCCGGCTTCACGGCGCACCCTGGCTTCCAATTCATAGAGCGGCACGCCGGAATTGAAGTCCTTGCCTTGCGCCCATTCCCCGAAGACCTTCTCGGCCAGGTTGTCGGCATCGGTTGCGGTCGTGGCGATCTTGAGATGCTCGGAGAGCCCTCGGCGCTTGTCCACGTCGATGTCGTTGAGGTAGGTACCGTAGTATTCCTTGGCGTCTTTGCTCATGCCGTTGCTGATCATGGTGCCGATGACCGATTCGTGCAGCTTGGTCATCTCGCCTACGCGAAACTGCTTGTAGGTATCCGAATCAACCGGGACGCCCTGGTTGAGGGCGGCTTCCCTGATACGGGCTTCGTAGCTTGACATGGCATCGGTGAACTGCTTGCTGTTCGGATCCTTCCAGAACGTCCACTGGTTGAATGCGGCTGTTCTGGCCCGCCCGATTCGCCCCTCGTCCTCTTTGATGTTCCAGGCCTTGAGGTTCCCCAGGGCATATGTCTGGACGCTCGAAGAGAAGGTCTGCATCCGGGCGTTGGCAATCTTTTCAAACATGCCCTGCTGCAAGGGGTCGGAGATCGAGCCCTGGATCTGCCGGATCTTGTCCCGGGCCTCCTCGAGCATCACCGGCATCGCATCCACGGCATCCTTATTGGTAAGCTGCTTGTACTTGAACTCCATATCCTGGAGGGCGCCGAACAGCTCGTTGTCGTTTTGCTTGGCGCCCGCTTCGGCCAGGTTGTCATGCACCTGCAAAGCGAGGGTGGCGAGGTTCTCGGTAGCCTTCCCCTGGGCGAGTGCCGCTTCCGGGGCGTAGTTTTTAGACTCGGGTGCAGCTACTGGGTTGGTCTGTTGGGCGGTAGGCTCGACAGAGGGTAGCAACATAGGCATTATGCACCTCCCAGGAGGCCGGACAGTTTATTGTAGCGATACCAGTTAGAGGCAACACTCGACGCTGACCCGATCATCGAGGGGACTGCCGAGGCAAACGGGTTGATGCTCTCGGCGGACGTGCCGGCCAGAAGCGACTGGTTGGCATAGTTGGTGGACTGGGTGCGGGCTCCCCATGCCGCCCTTACCGCGTTGGCATTGATCTGGAGCATGTCGGTTTCCTTGGCCAGCTCTACGGAGGCCATCTCCTCGGCAGCGCTTCCCACGCCGCCCTGGATGCCGCGGGATCCCTGCGAGACGACACGCTTGCCCTTCTCCTGGCCGTACTTCTGGGACACCATGCCGGCCTGGCGCTCGCCCTGTTGCAGGATGCTCTGCGCGGACTGTTCGGCCAGTCTTGCATTGATGGCCGCCATGTTCGACTGGAACTCGAGCGTGTCCTTCTGGCTCTTGGCCGAAAAGTAGGTGCCGATGCCGGACTGGATTGCGCCGAAGATGCCAAGCACGGGAGCCACGCCGCCGGAGAACTCCGTCATGTTGAAGGAGGATGCAGCGGGCGTGGTCAGTAACGTCCCGGTGTTGAGACTGGATAAGTTTCCGGTGTCCTGGTAGGACAGAAACCCGGAATATGGAGTTAAAGCCATGGTGAACCTCCATTCAATCGCGTACTACAAAACATGTGGGTTAGCCTCCGACCGACACTTCAAGGGTAAGCGCAACGACCGAAAGCGGGAGCGGATCTTCCTGGCGTACAAACACCTGGCCGCCCGATGCCCAGGACGGTGTCAGCACGATCTGTATCTCGTCGGATACCAGTGCCGGTGCCACGCCGTAGGGCTCGGTGGTGCGCATCTTGGCTTCCACCAGGTGCTGCTCATCCGGACCGATAAAGACACCCGAAGAGCGGAACACGCGCAGCCAGGCCTTGTTGATGTTCTTCATGCGGCCCTGGCCGTAGCTGCCGTCCACCTGCAATGCAAGCGGAAGCGTCTGGATGTCGGACTGGATGGGAAGCCCGATCTGTACTTTGCTGGCCTCGACGTCCAGGGTGATGGCCCCGTCCGTTACGACACGGGGCGACTGCACGGCCCCGTCGGCCAGGATGTTTACGGTCTGGCCCTCGAGCCAATCAAGACCGCTGATCTCGTCTGCCGGTTCGCCGTCATAGGTCGCGCCGCAATCGACAAAGTAGGCATCGGCCTGGTCGACAAACTGCCGTGAGGCCATGCGCTCGACAAACCGATAGCTCTCCTCGCCGAAGGTGCGACGGACCACCACATAGAGAACGTCCTCGCCGTCCTCGGCCACCACGGCGCAGCTCTCAAAAGAGCCGTTTGTGGTGTCGTGCTGGTGCCAGGCGCCGATCTGCTGCTCGGGCACATAGGTGAGACCCAGGAGCTTGCCGGTATCCGAGATGAACCACAGGGTCGGCTGCGGGGCCTTGGCGTAGGTCAGGTCCAGGATCTCGTGCGAATCGAACAGGTGAGTCGCCCGGATGGAGAGATCGCCCGTGATGAAGCCGTTGGCCTGCCAGTTGTAGGAGCACTCCCGAATGTGTCCGCCGCGGGCCGCGCAGTAGATCATGTTGTTGTTCACGATCACGGGCTGGACGTTCGATGCCCCGATGTAGCTCTGGGGCTTGACGCTGATTGAGGTCGGCGTGATGGCATCCGAGTTGATGGACGTCACGCGCCACTCGGCCGCAGAGGTCAGAAGCATCAGCTGGGACAGCGGTACGATATGCCGGATGGTGTTCGCCTCCCTGGCGGCCACCCGGATGGCAATGCGGTCATCGTCGCGGATAGGCAGGGAGTAGCTCATGTTGCTCTCGGTGCCCGCCCGGGTCATCCAGATGTTCTGGGGCTGGCGGATGGTGCCGGCAAAGGCACGGCGCTGCTCGTAGTAGCTGACCGCGCCAGGGTAATCCGCCCCGGTGAGATCGGCTGCGCCGAAGACCACTCCGGATCCGCCGGCAGCCGTGGTCACGGAGATGGTCGGATCGGTATAGTCCCGGCCGGAATCCACCACGTTGATGGAGATGATCTCGCCATCGCTTATGACGGGAGACAGTACAGCACCGGTGCCGGTGTCATCGGTTACCGTCAGCACAACCACGTTGGTGCGCGGGTTGACGTTGACCGTACCGAGAATGAAGCCCGTACCGCCCGGCTCGGGCGTTTCACCGCCGACACCAGGGTCGCTGATCGTCAGGGTCGGGCCCGTGTAGTTGGAGCCGCCGCTGGTGACGCCGATGGCCGTGATGATACCGGAGCCGTCACGGGTAATGCTCAGGACAGCCCCGCTGCCCGTAGGGTCGGTCAGGCTATAGGTGGTGTTGGACGTATAGCCCGATCCGCCGTTCTGGATCGTTACGGCGGTGATGTTGCCGCCGGTGTAGGTGGTGCCATAGCCGCTGCCGCCATCCGTCACCGGAACCGATGCGATGCCGTTGGTGCGGAATGCGATGTCATAGGTGGGCGGGGTCTGCGAGAGATCCGGGGCGATGTTGTCGTCCACCATGGACAGGCCGGTCGTATTGCCGATGTAGCCATACACGCCGCCCTGCTGCTTGTAGATGTAGTAGCGGGTCGCGCCGGTAGAGGCTGACCATTGGACGGTGTTGTATCCGCCCGTCTCGTAGACGTTGCCCCGGCAGGTAGCCTCAACGGACTGCGAGGACTCGCTGACCCCGTCGACGCCAATGGACGTGACGACATAGTAGTAGTCGTACTTGGCGGTCTCGCAGGTCGGGGTGGCCGTAACGTCGGAAGGCGGCTGAACGGTCGGGGCGAAGCTGATTTCGGCCAGGTCCCAGTTGGTCACTCCATAGCGCCGCAGCTCGGAAGGCGGGTAGCTCGGGTGCACCAGGGTGAGCACGTCAGCCGACTGGACGTGGTGAATGTCGAACAGGTCATCGGCCTGGTAGGGCGTTTCCACTTCGTAGGGATCGTCGCCGTCCATGATGGTGGCGCCGTTATGGTGGAAGCGGATGTACTCTTCGCCAAACTCCAGCACCACGGTGTCGGTGGTGTTGAACGTAAACGGGATGAGGCGCACGGCCTTGGTGGAGTCTTTGACTTCCCTGACGAACGCAAAGCCGGGGCGGTTTTCCACGGGGCCCGTCGGCTTGACCAGGAAGTTACGGAGCAGGGAAGCGCCGGACTGGTACTTGACGTCATCGATGCGGCCGAACATCTCGGGTGAGACTTCCCCGCCGGCAAAGGAGCGCTGGAGTGTTTTCACATTGGCCACGGTCTACCTCCCGGACATCCAGGGCACGATTTGCTGAGGGTGGATACTGCGCTGCACGGCGTCTGACTGGGTAGCCTCGACGAAGTGGGCCTGGAACATCTGGTAGCAGCGCTTGCCCTCGGCGGCGCCCACGTCACCCTTGATGATCGGGCCGGCCAGCATTGATGCAAGCAGCCACGCGAGCGAAGAGGTAAAGAGCGGCGAGAACTTGGTGGTGTCGGTCACGGAGGCCGTGTAGCGCAGGAGCGCGTTTACCTGGTCGGTGCATATCACCTGGGCGCCCGTGGAGAGCGTCTCGATGCTGTAAGGCTGCGGGGTGTAATAGGCGGCCGCAGGATTGACCTGGGGCTCATGGTAGCCATAGGTATCAAACGAATACGAGGGAGCCGAGTAGTCATTCACCGCATCGGGCGGGATCACCGAGATGACGTTGATGACGTTTGCGGGCATCGCATAGACATACTTCCATTGATTCATCGTAGCGGTCAGCAGCGCGAGCGGCGCCCGGCGGGTTGCGAATCCCCAGCCGTGCATCTCAAGCAAAGTGTCCCGGGCGATCGGGTAGAACCGGGCGCAGTGCTCGGCCTGGGCGGATCCCTCGGGCGGGTTGATGCTTGCTACCGTGGCGGTATCACCCAGGTGAGCCAGGGCGATATTGCATATTTGTACGTCGCTTGCCATGCTGTCCTCCTAGAAAAAAGGGGGCGCAGTATAACCTACGCCCCCCATGTGGTAAACCTGACTGCCTACTCCTTTTTACGGCTGCGCTTGGGAGCGGATGCTTCAGCCGGCTCGTCTCCCAGGTCCTCGTCTTCTACCAACTCAAACAAGTACCCCGGATCCGCATCAGCCAGCTCTAATACTTCGCCTTCGGATATAAGGCGCCCGAAGATGAAGGCTTTCTGGAGAGCTTTAAATTTCGGCATGTCGTCCTCCCGTTACTTCACGCTGAAGCCGGAGGTGTAGAACTTCTTACCATCCTGGATAGCTTCAACGATGTCGGTTGTTACCTTGCCTGCGCCAGCGCTGTTGTCGCCAGCGGTGGTGTAACGTGCGCCGATGTAAGCCTTGCCCGTGGAACCGATCTTCGGCGGGACAGGCAGGACGATGTTGGCGCCGGCGGTGAGGCTTGCGTAGCCGACCGCGCCGGTGGAAGCCAGGACAACCAGGTTGGTGGTCAGGGCTGCGTTGTCGGCAGCAACGATCTCGAAGGTCACGCTGGTAGCAGCGGATGCCACAGCGGTGGTGATTGCGAAGTTGAAGAACAGCTCTTTGCCTTCGCCAAGGTCACGGACGCCGCCGCCCTTGCCGGTTACGCCAGTGGTGCCGGTGTCGTGGGACAGGTTGATGGAATAAGTGGACAGCGCCGAAGTGGCGTTGAGTGTCAGGACTTGATCTTCGCTGACGCGCAGGTTCTTATCGGTGATCATGGTTTGTTTCTCCTCTCGAAATTAAGTAAAGGGTGAAGGGGCGGCGGACCGCCCCCTATGATTAAATTGCAGCCTCGGTGTTCAGCAGTGAGTCAACACGGCGGAGTGGTACTCCGAGGAATGACAGCCAGCTGTACGGTGTGCCGAACTGGCTCAGGCCTTCGTTGATCTTGAGGACGTACTGGCTCTTGTCGAGGGCAGCGATAGCAAGGCCGGAGTGGACGGTACGGTTCATGTAGAATGCCGCACGGCCCATGGCCATGTTAGGGATGCGGTAAAGAGCGCGGGCCATCAGCTTGATCAGCGCAGTGGAAGCGCTGGCTGCCTGGGTGTCGCTCTGTGCGACCAGATGAGTCGTGTCGATGTTGGCGATACGGACAACATAGCGCCAGTCTTTTACGACCAGGCCGTTCTTCCACTGGTAACGGGTAGCCAGTGCCTGGAGGCGTGTCCCGTCGCTGTTGTACACGGTCTGCTCGCCGAGATCCTCATGGATGAGGCCTGCTTTGGAGCCTTTAGGGAACGGGCAGTAGACAGTGTTGTCGCCCCAGATTACCAGGTAGACAGAAGTGTTGACGGAAGATCCGCCGGTGGTTGTGCCGCCAGCGTCGATGATGTTCTGCTTGTTGCCGCCTGCGGACTTGTCGCTGTAACGTGCTGCAAGGCCCAGGAACTTCTTGGGGTCTGTGCCCGGATCGCCGTAGAACAGGCAGGATGCCATCTCCTGGTTCATCGCCTCCAAGAAAGCGGTGTCTTCGGAAAGACGGAATTGAGCCGTGTTGCCGTTGAGCATTGCGAGGTCTTTGTCCACTTCGGAACGTGCCTCGAGGATCGCGCAGCCTTCGTCTACCTGGGCAGTCGTTGACTTGCTTGAAGGGATACCTTGGTTGAGTGCGCGGTAGTAAACTTCCGGCAGACCCGTACGGATGACGACGCGCTCGCCGGTAGGCAGGTTGCCTTCCTTGAACACGCAGTCCTCGAGTACTTCGTTGGACTGTGAAAGCAATTCGGCCACGATGGGTACACGGCCATCGGGATCAACGCGCTTGGCCCAATCGGCCAGGGTCAGGTTCGTTGCGGTAAGTGCTGTAGTTGCCATGTTTCTTTCTCCTTGTTAGTTGGAATAAAGTGCTGATGCGTATTCGTTGAAGTTTTTAGGGGCGGCCTTGCCTTCCTGGTGCCCGCCGACAAAGTCGTCAGGCGTGATGGCCTTGCCTGCCCGGTAAAAGAACCGGATGAGTTCTGGGTGATTTCCAATCCCCGAGTCATTGATCAACTGCTTGAGCTCCGGGGTGCCAAATTTATCGAGAGCCGTCTTGGCCACCGCCAGGTTTTCGTTGAGCTTCGCCCCACCGAATTCCTTGTCGGACTTGCTGGCCTCAGCCCACTCGCTGCGGATCGCTTCGATCCGTTCCACGGTCTGCTGCTGCAGGACCGGGGAGAGCTTGTCGATCATCTTCTGGGCGGCCTCGTTTGTCAGGTTGAGCTCTCGGGCGGTCTCTTCATACGTCTTCAAGAACGCGCTGTCGAACTCTTCGCCCTCCGGTGCCTTCAGCTCATATTTCTCCGGGGCGCCTTCGGGTGCTTTTACCTCTTCCTGCTCTTGTTGCTGGTCCTGCTGCTGCTCTTGAGCCTGGTCAGTGGATCCCTGCTGCTCGGGCTCAGTCGATGTCTGCTCGCCTTCATTGGGTTGGGTGGCTTGCTCCATCAGGTTCTCTTCCATTTGCATTCTCCTTCACCATCGTAGGGTATAGGTCGGGGCAGTATGTATTGACAGCCTGTAAGGTTTGCAGTCCGTAATTCCTCTTGCCTTCCTGGAACGACATTACCATTGCCGTCGGATGGAACACGGGCTGAAACACACCAGCCTGCGACAGGAGGCGCCAGATGATCCGGCGGCCCCGCTTACTGCTCATCAACCATTTCAAATCAGATTCCTCCACCTCACGGACCAGCCGCGCCTTGGTGTCTTTGTCATCCAGGGCGTCGGTCTGGCCTTTGAGGTCGAGTGGATCATAGGTGCTGTTCATGCTTGGTTTATACTCTTAGTGTTTATTCTCATGGGTACTGTTATTTACACCGCTTCCGTTACGGTCAGGATAATCGACGGGATCGCCGATGTAGCTCATGTCAATCTCCTCTTAGGTGTAACCGCTGAATTGGGATAAAATGCCTTCGAGCGCGTTGCTGTCGCCCCCCATCGGGGCCTGCGCCAGATTCTTTGCGGTCTTGCTCTGCTGCTCGGCCAGGGCTGATTGCTGCGCCTGGGCTTGCGCCCCGGCCCGCTGTTGGCGGATGATCGCTACCTTGTCGTCTGCGACGATAAGATTCGGATCCACTCCGAGCATGTCGCTGTACGCTTCAGC